TACAAATGAACCTAAGTTCTGAGTTGTTGTGGATACACCCGTTGGGGTTACAGTTGATCCACTAACTACTTTTTTTACGCCATCGCCACCTTGACTAGCTGCTGTAGTTGACTTGGAATACTGCATTGGTACACCAAATTCATCATATGCCACATCTTCACCGTATGTTGCACCAGCATCATTCATACGCTCAATGTCTGGAACGATTGCACCAGCACTTGATTGCTTAAATGATGCACCAAGCGTCGATGACATTCCTGCTTTGTTTTTTACAGTAAGTTCGCCACGTAGTGGGTCAAATGAATAGTCAACAATGTCTACATAGTTTGATGGTAAAAATCCACCATTGAGAGCACGAGACTCGGCCTCTGTAAATGCCTTGCCAGTCTTGGGGTTATACCCAAATACGGCAAGTCGTACATCTTCTGGTAATTCAGCCATTGTTACCCCTGGAATCCGAAGTCACGAAGTACACCAAGAACTGAATTGGATACTTCTTCTCTTGCATTTTGTGTGTATTGCCAACGAGTGTCTTTACGAAGAGCCTTCTCGAAGTCATATAAATTCATATCGCCTTCCTTGCTGATACCCATACGTAAGGTTGGGTCAGTAAGTGAAATAGTGTTTGGATCTAGTTCAAGAACTGCAGACATACGCTGGCGATATGGAGCGTAGATATATTCTAGGTCATATCCTTGACCAAGAAGGTCTTTTACATAGTCGGGTTGACCAACTGCAGCCAACTTACGAACGTCTTGGGCAATACGGTTAATATCTAACTTACCGAGAGCTAATTGCTCTAGAGTTCCTTCGGCAGTCATAGGCTTGCCGTTAATATCTTTAGGAAGGATGTCTTCTAGTTTGAAACCGTTAGCCTTAGCAATAGCCTGAAGGCTTTGGTAAGCCTGAAGAGCCTGTCCACCGTAGCCAATAGTTGGCTGACCGCCAATCATTCCACCACTAGGGCGGATGAAAGACACTAAGCGCTCAGTAAGAACCGCTGGGTCATCGGCTAGATTGAAGATATAAAGGTCTTTAGCAATGAGTTTTGCTTGGTCATCGGGAATCTCAATGCCATTCATCTCTCGTGCTTTTGCTTGGATAGTACGAGTTATACGAGCAATCTGTTGCTCATAGTCAGTTGTACCCATAGCGCGACCGCTTTTTACAAGGTCTTCGTAGTTAAACAACTGGACGTAGCGAGCCTTGATTTCAGCAGAGTTACTGCGATACCAAGGGTCGTTCTGAATCTCTAGCGCAAACTGTTCATCAGTTAACTTATCATCTAAATATTTCTTAAGTAAAAGACCAAGACTACCAACATTACGGAAAATAATATCTGGCATATTGTATTGCTTCATAGCCAAAGCAATAGCATCTGCATAACGTTGTTCTTTTGTTTTAACATTATCGCCAGTTGCTGTTGTTTCAGTTACAACTGGACCAGTAGCCTTGGTGCCAGTGCCTGTCTTTGAAGATCCTGAACCTGGGCCAACTGGACCAGTTGCAGTGGTAGGAATGGGTTCAAGTTTAGATATCTCAGCACCCGTAACTGACTTACCACCAAATGGTAGACTTCCCTGTGGCACAACATTTGGTTGTACTTTCTTAGAACTAACTGCGCCAATAGCAGAGACTCTGGTGGTTTGACCCGATGCCTGATAAGCGTTATTTAATTTCTTTACTTCAGCATTAACTTTATTTGCTAATGCAGCAGCTTCTGGACTGGTCTTGTCAATTACTAGATCATATTGACTTTTCAAACGGTCATAGTTCTTCTTGACTTCTTCTGCTTCTTTACGCCCTTGTTCCTTCTTTACGTCACCTTCAATTTTCTTAACATCTGTGCGAAGTTTTGTTACTTGAGATTGAAGTTGAGTATACTTAGCACGAGCCTTAGCACGACGCTCTGGGGTTTCGCTGACGCTTTCAGCTAGGCGCTTTTGAACAGCAGCATCGCTGATAGCATTTTGGAGTGCAGACTTTTTGCGACGCAACTCCATACGGAGGCGTTGTTCTGTTTGGTCTAGTGCCATTAACGTAGACCTCCAAACAAGTTAAGCAGGATGTTGTAGCCTTTAAGGGCTTTGTTAGCCCTAGCCTCATCGCTATTTGAAATCTCTTCAATAAAGAACTGCTCTGGTGTCACTCCGCCGCCAGTAGTCTGCCGGAATGAGCCATCGGTGTTATACGTAGTTGTAACATCTAGTTGACCAGACTTTTGTTTTTGAATATATTTTTCGGACAGTTTTTTCTTGGCAGCAGCAGGAAGTTCTCGACCAAGGTATTCGCGGGTGACTGCATCAACATCATCAAAGAACTCTTTAGGCTCGGAAATAGTACGAGAAGTTACTTTGGATGGACCCTTCTTAGCGCCAGTCTTGGCAGTTCCTTCTGTAGCTAAATCGTCAATAAAGTTGAAACGATCTATAGGGCCAGTAATTGTAGCCAACTGAACGCGCTTTGTTTCAGCCTTTGTAAGTGCGTCATACATAGAGTTATTAAACTTGCCGCTAGGTGTTCCGCTGTATAGGCCAGCCTTCTTAAGTTGCTTGGCTAGGCGTAGACGGACATCTTCAGGAGACTGAGAGATAGCCTTTACAAAGTCCGTAAACGTTACTTCTTCTGCCACTTTAGTCTCCTAGTAATCTTCCGAACAACAGGTTATATGCGTTCATTGTGTTTTCGTTAAACTCTGACAACTTACGCATCTTGATTATTGTGTTATCTTTTTCCCAACGGGCTAAAGTAGAACCACCGCTAATCAGGTTAAGTTGGTCAACAGCCTTTTTATATTGGTAATATAGGTCAGTCATCTCGCGCAATTTGGTTACAGTATCTGGTGCTGCTTTATCCGCAGCGCCACTATCAAGCATTGCCTTGAGATCATTAAGCGCATTAATGCGTTCTACAGCCTTACGTCCACCTTGGGCTAGTTCTTCCTGTACCAATGGTCGTCCTGCTTTGAATAGGGTTGCCCAGTTAGTCCACTCAGCACGTAGTTGTTGACGCTCAAAGTCCGTACCAACTTTCTCAAGTGAAGCCTCGTAATCGTTCTTACGCTCATAGTATGTCTGCATATCTGCAGCAACTTGTGCCTCACGCAAGAAAGAATCGACTTGCTTATTCTGACGCAGACCCATATCGGTCATAGTCCGGTAAGCATCCCAAGAGAATCCGCCTTTATGCGGTATCAAGAAGGCTGCGCCTTGCTTGAACTGCTTGAATAGTTCTTGGTTTTGGTCTACAAAGTCACCAGATTCCTGTGCGTAACGGAAGTAAGAAACCGTTGAACGCTCTGATTCAGATACCGTAAATGGCATTTGATCTGGGAATAGACGTACCCATTCCTTCATAGCAGAGTCGTAATCGCCAGATTTATCTAGGATTCCGTACCAAACTTGCTTGAATGAAGCCTCACCGTTATCACGAACCCAGTCAGCCATATCACTCTTGAGTGTGACTTGTGGTGATGCTGGAGCAACAAAGCCATATACAACACGTAGACCTAAGATACCAACAGTAATGTTCTTTACTCTACGACGGTATTCATCAAGTTCTGCAGCGGTGAACGGAACTGCTACCTCATTACCTTCTTCATCTGTGGTGTATTTCTGCTTTAGGCCGTGACCTGATGCTTCAAGGTAAGTAACTGCCTTGCGCCAAGCTGAAGCATACTGACCATCACGGTCATTCTGGTTCATTGCTGAGTAAATACGGTTGATATGGGCTGGCAAGAATGCTGAAACCATTGGCTGACCCTCAGCATACTTACCAAGAGTTACGCGAGTAATTGTATCTGCTGCACCTGGGCTAAAGATATTTACAAGATTTGATACAACCTTGATAGATACGCCAGATAATGGACCAGCAAGGGTAGGAACTACCGAGTCAATGCTCAAAGATGGGGTAATCATCTTAAGTTTTGCACCGAATTCTACAGGAAGTGGTGCTTTGAACTCTGCTGGTACACCTAAAGCCTGCATTGCAGTCTGTACAGCGCGATAAACTTGCTGAACTCCAGGGTATAGGAAGTAATCTTCACCCTGATCGTCCTTCTGGACGAAGCCTGAGTGTGTAATTCCCTCATAAGTAAGGGCTGCACGGGCTAATCCTTCAGGGTTATAGCGTACTGCACGGTAAAAGCGGCGATAAAAGTCTTCAGTTGCGCGATAAAAACGAGCAAAGTTACGAACTGAGAATGCTAACTGGCTTTGTACTGCAGGATTATCAACATATGCAAGGATTTGCAGTCTTGCTCTATCTTCTGCAATCTCTGCCAACTTACGACGGGCAGAAAGTTCTGCTTTTGCTAGACCATCTGGGTCTGTTATGCCGCGCTTGTATGCAGCAATAAAGGCGTTCTCAAATCCGCTGGACTTGAACTGCTTACGAATCTTAATTACCTCAGATAAAACCATAGGTTCGCGGGAGAATCTGGCGTTAGCATTGCCTAGCCAATCCCAACCCCACTCCATAATCGAAGCTGCGTAGTTATCTGAATCAGATACAGGAACTAGCGCTGGACCTACGATAAAGTCTGGAAGGTCTGCATCTATGTTGGGCAAATCATCCATAGTCAACTGACCAGCAATCTTATATTCACCAGTTGCTTCGTCTAAGACTCTGACTTTGTTTAGCAAGTTGTTATTCAGCTTGCCGTCACGCTTTACGAATAGTTGCTTTGCAGCATCATAAACCCGTTGTGCGTGTTCTTGCTTAGATACACCGTTTTCTTCAAGGCGGAATGCCGAAACCAACTTAGCATTCTTCGGGTCATCTAGCCATTGGAATATCTTAGTTACCGCTACTGTTTCTTCAGCGACATCATCTGCCAAGTTAGCAACGGCAATAGCGCCCAAGCGATCGTTAGAGTAATAACCGATACGCATAAGAAGCGCTACCAGGGTAGATTCATCAGCAACTGTAGGTACCATTTCCTTAAACCTGCCACCACGTGCTTTGCGGAAGTTAGAAGGTAAGGTATAGGTTAGTTCTGCTGTACGAACTTTGTTCTTGCGAGTAAAGTTAACTGTACGATTGTAAGAATCAATACCGGTGAAAGCATTACGCCCACCTTCTACAACGTCAGCCAAAGCATTATCTAGGTCACCAAAGCGAATCTGCTCTGCAAGTAGTTCGCGGTCAGCCTTAGTAAACTTAGCAAGTCCAGTACGCTCGTTGAATCGAGCAATCTTGCCTTCGTTAATTGCGGTAGCAAGAATCTCACGGACCTTAGTTACATCACCTTGTGCGGCTTCAATCGCTGCACCGTAGGCTTTTGCTTCTTTCTTATTGACAAAACGCATAACGCTGCCAAGAGGAGTTTCGGCTACCTTCTGCATACCACTCAAGCCCTTTTCAACTTGACGAGCAGTACGAAGACGGGTTGAAAGAGCACGGCCTTTGACCAATCCCCAAGGAGATTCACCGATTGCAAGGTGAACAAGCAAGTCTTCTGTTGCGTTACGAACAGCGTAACGAGGACCAGCAAGAGTTAAGAATGACCAGTAAGAAGTCATCTTCTCTACCCAGTTAGAGTGACCTACACCGAGCATACGCTGGATTATGCCCGACCGAGCAGAAGCTCTATCAAGATCGCGTAGGCTTAAGGTAGATACAAAGTCGGAGTTATCCGAAAGGATAAGCGCTACGGATTCGCCGTTAGGTAAAAGCGATGGGTTATATCCATCAGCATTACGAGCTGCGTGCATTGGCTTGACTCGACCGCTGATTTCATCAAAGATAGTCTTGCCTTCTTTAGTTACATTCAAACCACGAATTTCGGCAATAGTACCTTGTAGGCCATAAAAAATTTCTTTACGCTTACCAAGTTGTTCTGTAGCACCAAATGCTTCGGAGATTAACTTAGACTCACGTTGTGGCAATACTAAACGTGCCATTTGGTAAATCTTGGTCTGTGCATCTTTTTCTAATACATTAAATTGATTATTCTCAAAGAATGGAATGCGCTCAAACTTAGACTTAAATCTATCTAAACGACGTTGAATCATAGCCGTTGAGAATCTAGCTATACCTTTAGACGATTCATTGGCTGTTACCTGCTCAACAATCTCTTTACGACCATTGATTAATTTCTCGGCGATACCATCAGTAGTAGAAGCGCCACCGAAAAATAGGTCGTCTACAAACTTAGAACCCATACGGTCTAGGTCAAAAATTCTATTAGCGGTTGTTACTGTTGCTACGCGGATTTGACGTAGTGGGTCTAGTTTAGGAATCAAGACGCGCTTGCGCCCGACTTGTCCAGAGAATATTTCATCTACCTGCTTTGCATTCCCAAAGAAGGCTTTAGCAGTAAGGGCGTTTTCTACAGGGACATCTGCTTTTAGGAAAGCATTGATTACAGCAGGACCAAACTCAGGGGCTAAGGCTTTAAGCCTATTACGGGCCGCTACTGCCTCATCCATTGCACCTTTGTCGGTAGCATCCTTAAGTTTCTTTAGACTTGCACCGTAGTCATTCCAAAAATTTTGTACGGCTGGACGAGCAAATACTTCGTCCACTTTATTGCCGCCGATTACTACATCAACAGCATATCTACTTACATCAAATAAACGTTTTGCTTTTCCTGCTACAAGGGTAGGATCTGCAACAATTCTAAAGGCAGCATCGGTTACACCAGAGATGGTGCGGTACAAAAGACCTGAGCCTTCTAGTTGACCAGGCAGTAAAAAGTTAGCTAACTGACGACCTGGTGAATACTTAGCAGCCTGGACTGCATCTAAAGCATCCTGAAAGATTCCGCCGTCTAAAGTTCCATTCTGTAACTTGACGCCAGTCTGTGCTACACGAGCAACTTGCTTTTCTTCTTCAGTTCCAACGTTGATAATGTCAGATAGTTTCTTACCTTGTGCTACCTGAAGTGCAACATTGACCGTTGCATTACCAAACTTCTTACGGGCATCTTCAACGCGACCCTTGTTAAATACGGTATCGCCTTTGTCATTTGCTTCATCCCAAGCAAAACCAATATCACCACGTGATAATGGAATTGCGGCAGCTCGATAAGCGCGAGTAGATAAATCAGAAAGTTCGGTTAGAACATTAACTGCGCCACCAAGGGTGTAATGCCAAGCAGTGCTCAACCATCCGCGACGCGGGGCTTGCTGAGTTCCAGCAACAGAAGTTAAAGCCTGTTGTTGTGCTGGTGTTTTTGAGTCGTATGCTTGTTTCGCAACGTTTGCTGGCAGATTGGAAAGTTCTCTATGGCTAGCGATTGTTTTGCTTAGATTCTCAATTCGCTTGCGCTCTTCCGGGGTTAAGCCAGCAGCGGCTGCGGCTGCTGTGAATTTGTCAGCCACTAATCACCTCGTGCCAAGGCTTGTTGGTAAAGAATTGTTATTTCACCTGTAGTGTCAAATGGAATCATCTTTGCAAGTGCATCAGATGTTTTTTGACGCATAGGTCCAGCACCTAGTACTTCTGGTCCAGGACCAGCACCCATAGGAATACCTGCTGTGATTGGTTCATCGGTACGTTGTGTTGGTGCGTACAGTGGTGTGACTCTTTCTAGTTGGCTAGGTGCCATTCCCTGCTCAGATAGAGATGTAGGATTAACACTTGGTGTTTTTGCCATTGGTGCACCGCTTTTAATAGCAGCGGTTTCTACACCTTCGCCGTATGCAATAGAACCCATATTCAAATCAGTTCTCTTGGAGAACTTGCCAGGGCCTGACGCTCCTGCTAATGGACCTCTAGCCATTGTTGTCCTCCTGTATTTTTTCTAAATCTTGAGAAAAGTCTTTCCAGACTTTGTTTATCTTATTCTTGCGGTTTGCGTTATAGACCGCTAATTCTAAAAGTTCTTCTGTTAATGCGTGAAATGATGATATCAAGTTATGAAAGAATGCTGTAAAAACTACTAACAAATCAGAGCGTTGGACCGAGCGCGGAACTTCGTTATCGTCGTTGAACACACTCGGTCCTATTCTCTTGAATTATTTAAGCTGGCTTACCTCTACGACCGGCAGGGGCATATCCGAACTTTACATCTCCGCCTTTTGGCTTTGATGTGTCCTTCTTACCTTCTGTTGGCTTCTGCACTGGAGCTGAAGCACGGCTACCTTTTTTATTCATTTGCACCTCCTTCGGTTATGCTCAACCTGCGATTTGCGCGAGCAAACTTGCTATATCGGGACGAGCGCCAGCAGCAGGGGCCGCACCAGTCATCATTTCTGGATTAGGCTGCGAGGCAGGGGCTGGGGCCATACCTGCTGCTGGAACTTGTGCGCCCATCATTTCTTCTGGGACCTCTGGCTCTTCAGGCTCAAATACTTCTTGAATAATTGTTTCTAACTGCTTGCCTTTTTGACGACCCTTAATGACTTCCGCGATTCGGGAAACGATTTGAGAAGGATCTTGGCCTTGTGCAGCAAGCGCTGGAATAGCCTGGGCGTACTGAGCAACAGCAACACGGAGAGAATCACGCATCTCTTCAATATCCACACGTTGTTCTTCTTGAGTAACATTAAGCTCCATCGGAATTTCACGACGTACATAATCACGCGAAACTAACTTATCGCTACGCATCTGTAATAGCGCAATGATGGCACGGTTAGGATCCATACCAGACATAATTCCGTAGCGAACATCTACTCCATACTCGCCGCCAATGGCGCGAGATGGAACATACTTCATTGAAAATGGTGTGCCATCTTCAGAGCCGCGAATCTCTTTGGTCATATTGCCAAAGATTTTCTCGTCTACCTCAAAGCACATTGCAACCATATCTGTAAAGAGACGGGCAAACTGCGCTTGAGCGCTGCGGATTTGTGTATCAAAACCAGCCTGCAACGCCTGTACACCGCGACCGGTGACGACGGAGGCATCTAAGTTACCGCTACGTACTTCAGGGTAACGTGAGCCGAGACGTAGTTCTCGCTCTAAGACTCCAGATTCAGCAAATACTCCAGGAGGAAGTTCTAGCGGCACTCGACGAATTGCTTGGGGATTAGCAGAACGCATAATCGCATCAGGGCCAAGAGCAAGTTCTTGGACATCCTGCGGAATAGCAATCGGTGCTTGGATAGATTTTTCTGCTGCTTGAATTTGTAGCACAGCAAAACGAGCACGTGCTAGTTGTACCGCTAGAACATCATCGAATTGTCCACGAGCTTCACCGTCAAGGGATGCACGAACTGCTACCGATGCTAAACATCTGCCGATTGGATTGGGGATATTAGCAAGGACTAGATTCTGTCGTTCAGGTAAGAAGATTAAATCTTGGTCTTTGTCGTGGTAGCGAACTAAAGAAACATAAGGAGAGTTGTTGATGTAGGAGTTACCGCCGAGGATTTGCTTGGCAAACTCTGGGTATTGTGAAGCAATAGTCTCTGCATCGGATTGAACTACCTGGGTAATAGAGATAGTTCTACCGAATCTATCGATTTCTGGATAGACTCCAAAAGGATTTAGTAGACGAATTCTAGGATTGTTTGTCTCGTAATCCATCTCAACGATTGCAGGGAGCATACCGTAGGTGTTAAACCAGTCTGCTCCAGAATACATTTGTATCTGTAGGTCAGATGATGAAACGTAATAGTTAGCAATGCGGGTTCTAGTATCGGCTTGCTTACGAGCCTGATCTGAAACCATATTTGTTGCAGAGCATTCAAAGGCTGGAAGCGGTGCCATAGCCTCTGCCAAGTCACGAGCAGCTACATCAATAAAGTTTGCTACTAGCGGTCTTGGATAATCCTCAGAGAACATAGCAGGATAGACCTTGGAGATATCTCCTTGACGCACTGATAGCACGTCACGCATACGCTGGTCGCGTTTAGCGTAACGAGTCTGAAGGCGCGTTACCTTCGCTATGACCTCTTTGGATGTAAGCATTTATTCCTCTATCGATTCTTTGTGTTAAACATTCCGCCTGCGCCAGCGCCACCTGAACGAATTTTAATTGTCTTGATTCTTGATACTGCAGAATTTCTGCGCTTACGCATCTGATAGTTCATCTCATCTGCTTTTTGAGCAGCGGTTGCGCCTGACTTAGCCTTTTCTGTAGCATAGAAAGATTCTCTATTTTTTCTATCACGAAGAGTTTTATCTGCTGGCACAACCTTAACATTGCTTTTAGGTGTGGCAAGTTTCTTAACCTTCTCTGAAGTTTTACCTTTAGGCTTCGCTGGTGCTTTTTTCTTTGCCATAGTATCCCTACTTCTTCTTAATCTTCTTTGGTGGCTTGTTCTTCTTAGGCTTTGTGTAACCCATACCAGGCATAATCACATCGTAATCTGGTGGAAGTTTTGTCTTCTTACCCTTAGGCATTTTTGTATTTTTCATTCCTGGCATTAGATGAACTGCCTTTCTTGTTCGGCTAGTAATGCGTCGATGTTGACAACAATACGTTTGTTCTTTTCTGAACGAGACAAAAATGGATTCTTCATATGATGTACTGCGTGGATGCCTTGGTTGAGCATCTCTCGTGCTCTAATCTCACAGAACCAAAGTGCCATCACCATATCGGTCTTACCTTTGGTCGTCGGGGACCAGGTAATAAGTTGTTCCATCATCGCTTTGATATTCTCAGTTTGGTCTGATGGTAAATGTATTAAATTATCGCGGTGGTGTTTGCCGTCTTGCTGCTTAGTTCCAAAGAGGGTAGACATCGATGCCACACCAAAGCCTGCATCCCATTTGTTATTACCGGTGTGGTGTTCTCTTAGAAGAACTCCCTTAGTTGCAAGGAACTGCCTGATTCCTTCATCTTGGGTAAGGAAGGACTGAAATGCGTTACGCTCCACGATCCATTCCGACGGAGTGTAAAGATTAGTCCAATCGGTAATAAGGCCACGAATTTGCGCTGGGGTAGGACGCGTGATTTTAATAGCGTCAACAATAAACCTTTTATGAGAGACACGATCAATAGCGTAACAAACCGCTGCTGTGTCTCCGACCATTGCTGGGTCGAGGCCACAGACGAAACTGAAACCGTTGAGGTCCTTGGGGTGACCAGGATTGCCAGGTACAAGTCGTCCTGCTTTTCGCATTCCATCAATGGAACCTTTCACACAGACTGGATCAAAGATGGCATCATCGGATACATCCTGCTGTTGGTAGACCAAGGCCCACGTTTGAGCATCCATCGCTTGGCGCTCATTATACAAGTGGGGTCCGTGCCAGCGGGGATAAAGGTCATCTTCAGTTTTGTCTGCCTCAGTCTGCCCATCAAAGGGAGCATCTGAATAAGGCCAGAGCGTAACCCATTTAGCGGGGTCCTCATTGGTTTCAAGTAAAGCTGGCATTGCCAGATATGTCCAAGGGACCAAACCGCCAGGGTAACGTTCTGGATTCCGTAATTCTTTATAGAGGTCTACCGATGCTACGCGGGTACCGATAACGACCAACTTGCCCGTCGGGTTAAGACGGGAGCGTACATCTTGGGTGAGCCATCTGATTTGCTTTTCAAACTCGTTAGCGTTCTTGAGGGTGACCGCATCATCGACAATAATCATATCAGCGCGTTTACCGTAAATCTGACCGCCGATACCGACAGCCTCGATATTCGGGTCTTTTTCAGAAGACTCTCTGAGTTCATCTCCGAAGACTACGCGGGTGGCCTGCCACGAGGCAGACTTGGAGTTAAAGCCAACACCGGCAGCATAGGCCTGATGGAGGGTTTCATACATCGGATGGGTAAGGCGTTGCTTGATAGCGTAAAGAAAGTCTGCGGCAAGCTGCTGAGTCTGAGAGACTATTAGGACTCTAAAGTTAGGGTTGGTGGCTACCTTCCAGGTTACATAGTCAACGGTAATGGTAATTGACTTGGCGTGGTTAGGAGGGATATTGAGAAGGATGCGGTTATTAGCGCTGCCTTTTTCATAACGCATAGCGGGGTGTAGCCAAAAGGGGTCACGCCCTTCGATTACATCTACCAAGTTCTGCTGGTGACCAAAGGTCTTTTGGTGGAGGAAGCGCTGCCTGAACTCTGGGAAGGTAAGATCGTGGACATCGGCTGCGGCGTAGTTCTTGGTCTTCAGGCCTAGCCTAGTTCTGTCCATCTTGTCAGCAAAGACCTTATCGGTCCTGCGGTAATACTCATAAGTCTTCATAGACTTGCCAGCGGATGAAACTGCTTGCTCTACTGTTAGCCCTTCGGCTACCGCTGTGAGTATGACTCGCTTTGCGATATCGGCGGTATTCTCAGCCATCAGGCTCCTCAAATTATGTTCAGCGGAAGATAGATTTATCCCCACTAAAAGTGGTGCGCTGCACCTCGTCATCGGGCTTGAGCGCCCGAGCGAGCTACAGCGACGTGAGGGGTAGGTCTGCTCTCGGCCCTAGGGGGCGTAGCGCCAGCGCAGCCCTACCCAGAGACGGTCGCAAATGGAACTTATCCCGCATTTGCTCCCTACTGTATAGTAGGCGGGAAAAAAAAGTCATTTCCCGCATACTGCTGAAAAATCTTTATAGATGTGACTAACGTCACAGATATAGCGGTATAATACGGACATACCGAACAAATAGATCGACCCCCCATTTAGTCGAGATATTTAGTGAGGGAGTACAGACACGCCCGCCCCCATTTTCAACATACTGGGGTCGGTCGTTGCGGTCAGACCGAGATACCCACCCCACTCTCGGTCTTCTGTCTGCGTATGCTGGAAAGCAGACAGGGGCTTGCTACCCTCTCGGCACCCTTGCGCCCCTTGCTCTCCTTATCTCTTCCCCTGCCGATTCAATAACTCTCTCACCCTGCTATCCATCTCGCGCCACTCTCTCAGCTCAGGCAACACTCAGGAAACTCTCAAGTTACCGGAAAGCAACATCGAGTAACTTAGCCTGTGGATAACTCACTGATCTGTGGATAACTCCGTTACCAAACTGTTATAAAGCTTTTTGCTGTTTCGTCTTGCTTGTTAGACTAGCCTCGTATATCCTCGCCTTGTTGGTTAGAAAATCTAACCGCGAAAGGATAGAAAAATGACTACGATTCACCTAGGCGATTGCCTGAATGGTTGCGCCACCTGCGCCGATAATCATCACTCGAATCTTTCTGATTCCGCTTGCGGAACTTGCGGGCTATTTATTGAAGCAACGCAAACCGCAATCTGTAATCTATGCGGTAATGAGATTTCCGACATATTCACGGCTGGCGTGGTATTGCCGTGGGGCGATACCTGCGCGGAATGTCTGAAAGAAATCTACGGGGAGGCTAAATAATGAACGAGTTCGCTAGGGCTTACGCCTTGCGCTGTAAGGAGGCAAGCAAGGAACAAGGAATAGACCAAATCGTGGCAGGCCTGAAGGAGGAGGAGATAACCGCCACGAGTGAGCAAACAGGTGGCTTCACTATGTGCGCCTATGTTCGACTATCAGAGGACCGCTATATCTACGCCAATGCCTATGGCGCGAGCGTCTACGACGCGGAAGGCTACGAGTCAGACATCATTCAACTAGACGAGGCAGATAGCAAACAAGTGGCGACAGCCGTCGCCCGATACATCAAGGAGAGCAACTAATGAGTGAAATCCAAATCCTCATCGACTATCACAAGGAACAAGTGGAGGAGGCTATCGCCTCCGATGAATACGACGCGGTAAAACTTCACGATTACCTTCTAGGCATAGCGAGGAGGGTAGAGGCGGAACTTCAAAAAGATCAGCTCTAGTGCTTGCCTTTCCTGCTAGGTTAGAATAACCTAGTGGGGAGGGGAGGAACTAGCCTCCAATACGAAAGGATAAGAAATGACAACGCAAGAGAAAACGCTCACCGAGTATCTAAAGGGAATCGGGCTAGACCTAGAGTTTTATCACGACTACAACGAGGAAGCACCCGAGTGGGCTAACAAATCAAATCACTACCACATCACACTCACAAAAGATAATGAGGAAATGTCGTTTTGGTTTTATCAGGGAACGGCGCTAGATGAGCCAACACTAGAAAGAATAATCGAGTGCCTTGCTACCGATAGAACCTACGCTCAGATGAGCCTAGATGAGTTCGGCGATGAGTTCGGGTGGGATAAGAACACGACTAGAACTCACCGCCATTTAGTCGCTCAGAACGAGGACTACGAGAGGCTAATCGGTGACGATTCCCTGTTGGATGAGATTTACGAGAAGGTGACCGCATAATGTTCGAGGTATCTACAAGCTGGACGAACGGAGCAGGGCAAGTGCTGATCTATTGCCTGGTCATAGGGCTAGGGCTTTACATAATGAGCAAGATAGGAAGAGAGGGCAAGTGATGAGTGAGTGTGGAGTCTGCGGCGGTGGCATAGCCAATACCCTTGTGCCTCACGGGGCTATCTGTGAGGACGATAGGAAGGGGGAGAGAATGACCTACTCTCCGGAAATAGATGACCTAATTAGACAAGAGGAGGAAAGCAAGTGATAACTAAACCTGAGAGCGTGGCAGATAAAGTATTGGAACTGCGTGAAGTGGCAGAGAAAATGATGAGGCAGGACACACCTTACTGCTTAGAGATTCACGCATTAGCGGTGGATATTATTGAAGGACTAAACCTAAAGGAGGAGGCACTATGAATAATCTCATCAAAGAGGCGTTAGAAATTGCCATCAGTAACTGGGAGTACGACGGAGAATACGACAAAGTAAGCGAGGCAGTAACACTAATCAAGGAGGCAGAAGGAAATGAATAAAGAATACTATCAAGCTAAGGCAGACCTATGTCAGAAGTTGGCTATCCAACAGATGACAGAGGGCAACGCGAAAGAGGCAGGAGATAACCTGATCCGTATGGTGAATGCCCTAAATCAGATTCAACTAATCAACTACAAGGAGGAGAAGGGGCTATGAAATACACAATAACGCTGGAGGTAGAGAGCAAGACAAATCCAAGAGAGTGGCACTATGGAGATACCTTTATAGTTGATGAGCCATACACAATAAAGAAAGTAGAGGAGAACAAGTGAAGCTAATCAATTTCTACCAGATTATGAATAGCAAAGGCGATATTGAGACAGGCACGGCGAGCGCAAGCGAGGCTATCAAGTGGTTTCGTAAGGGCTTCAACAACTCTATCTTTGTATCAGTATGGAATGAGGAGGACATTGAAGAGCCTGTCTTGGTCACCGACAAGATAGAAGTGACGAACCTATTGCTCTCCCTGCTGGTGAGTGAGAGGGAAGAGTATTACCCCAAGCCTAAGAAGGAGTGGGCGCGATGATATTCTTAGGCGTAGTAATCGTGACCATTATTGCCTACCTGCTCATAGTGTGGGAGGATAAGCTCAATGAACCTAGATAGACGCAAGGCTAGTGCTGAGAAGCGAGCCGTATGGCTACGCAACTATCAGCGAGCGAGAGGGCGAGCTATGACACGCCTAGCCAAGCACCACCCCGACCAATTCAAGGAGATCTTGGAAGAAGAAAGGCTATCTGATGAGGCTAGCGGTAAAGCGTGGAGTGATATTACTGGCGGGAGGGCTAGCACTATGGATAGTGCTGGCTCACCCAGCAGGTCAGCTACATCTACCCAGCGACAAACCAACAGAAATCAGCAGGACGAAAGCAACGTGGAAGGAGAAGAATGAGAACAGAAAACTGGCAAAGCAATACGCGTGGGTTGCGTTTGGTTGGCGAGGAGGAGAGTGGCTCTGCCTCCACGATTTATGGACCCGTGAGAGCAGGTTTGACCACCTCGCAAGTAACCAGCAAGGAAGTTCAGCTTTTGGAATCGCTCAGATGCTTGGAGAAGAAAGTCGAAATCCTAGAATCCAAATACTTAGAGGTCTTCGATACATTTCTGAGCGTTACGGAAGCCCTTGTAAGGCTTTCCGTTTTCACCAACGCAACAACCACTACTGAGGAGAACAAATGATTACCGGTGTATCACTCTTTGCTGGAGTGGGTGGCTTTGAGATTGCTATGAAGAACCACAATGTAAAGGTGGTGGCAAGCGTAGAGATAGATAAGAACTGTCAGTCTGTCCTTGCTCGCCACTTCCCTGAGTCCAAGATATTTTCTGATGTAACCCAAGTGAAAGGCAGTGATCTAATTGAAGCAGGATTTGAACCAAGCAGAGGAATTATTACAGGAGGATTTCCCTGCCAAGACCTCAGCGTCGCTGGCAAACGCGCTGGTTTGGCTGGTGAAAGAAGCGGGTTATTCTGGGAGATTGCTAGACTTGTGGAAGAAACGCAAACAGAGTGGTTCGTCCTCGAAAACGTCCCTGGTTTATTATCCTCTAACGGAGGGAAGGACTTTGGAATCGTTCTCGGGGAGATGGCCCAACTCGGGTATAGTGTCGGATGGCGTATCCTTGATGCTCAATACTTCGGAGTACCCCAGAGAAGGCGCAGAGTCTTCATCGTTGGCTCACGTTCTGGAGACGCAGAACGTATCGGAAAAGTATTATTTGAGCGCAACAGCGTGCGAAGGGATACTACGCAGAGCAAACCGCAGGGGCAAGACTCTGCCGCCAGCACTGCAACAGGCACTAGAACGACAGGTGCAGAGGTAGTCGGCACACTTCAAGCTCGTGATTACAAGGGAGTGGGAAACCAGTATGTCGAAGAGAACAAACTTGTGGTTCACCAAAAGTAGGAGGGCGCAGAATGTTGATGACTATGAGACGTGGCTTGAGGGGGGGGTTGTACCAACCTTGAACGCATTTGATAATGGAGATATACGTACGACAGTAGCAGTGCTGATGCGTATGAGAGAAGGCAAACCAGGTGGAGGCAAAGGCCCACTACTATCGGAGGATAAGAGCTTGACTATCGCAACTAACAACGATCAGACCTTGTTCACAGAGTCATCAGTACGCAGGCTTACGCCTGTGGAATGTGAAAGGTTACAAGGATTTCCGGATGGCTGGACAGAGGGACAGTCAGACTCTACCCGTTACAAGCAGATGGGTAATGCTGTTGCTGTACCTGTAGTCGATTGGATTATTGAAGGTATTGTTGATACACTATAACTGCCGAGAGTTACTTATCCTTTCGCTCGGCGTAAGAGGCCCCGCTTCGGCGGGGTTTTCTTATTTGTCTGTCGAATAGAACCCTGATCCTCGGAAAGAGATAGGAGGCGAGGACCAGAGTCTATCCATTAGGTTGCCGCAGTCAGCACAAGAGGGGGTGCTAGCTTCGGCGTGGATTGAACGCTCAACGGAAAGGGTCGTCAAGCAGTTCTGACATTTGTATTCGTATATCATAAAGTAAATCCGTAATCAAGGTGGAGGAAGCCTACAAGCTTCATAATCCTACGAGTGTTAGTGAACTCTGTAGTCGCTGGCATACGTCGCTCTGACCACGCTGGTTCAGGCACACGTGATAGGTCAAAGGCGTAGATACCCTGCGGAGTGGAGTTGATGTAGTAAGGAGTGCGAGTACCAGCTTGGTTGATAAGCCTGCGGTACTTCATCTCTTCAATCAGCAGGTCAGGGTAGTGGGTATGCCTACACTTCAACTCTATGTAGAGGTTCTTCTCAGTGGTGGTACAGTCGAAAGAATCGTAGGCCCCTTCACTCTTTTCTAAGTCGGGGAAGTGACTAGCCTTGAGATAATCGAAGAGGTCTTGTTCTTTCATTAGTTCCAGGGACTCTCTCCGCCGAGGATATTCTGTAGCCTACGGATAGATGCTTGACATCTACGATCAGCAGTAGAAGTAGCACAGCCTAGATACACACCCATCTCCTCTAGCGTCAGACTCTCGTGGTATCTCTTGATGAGCAGGTCTTTATCTGCTACATCTAGTTTCAAGTAAGCCTTCTTTATATCTATCAGTATGGCTAGCAAGTTGCCACCTTCTGCCGGTGCGCTCTGCTTGCGTGGTTGTCCATCGTTGATCAACTCTTGTGCTGTCTCTAATACTGTCCCATCAACTACCGATGCGATGACGTGAGGTAGCAACTGACCAAGAACAACTGTGTCATAGAAAGACTCATCACCTATCTGATAGCCAGACTTCTTAGCCTTCTCCTTGCGAGCATAACGCTCGCAGTGGCGGCGCATCTGCCAGCTAATACGCTTCTCGTTGATGACCCGTTGTATCGGGTTCTCATCGTTGAGTAACTCTGAGTAGTGGTCAGCCCTACCCATAGCCCAAGCGTAGCACTCTTGTGTCACATCATCACGTTCTACCCACTGTCTGAAGCGGCGGTAGATACTGCCAGCTACAGGTGGTACTAAGTCAAAGAACGCTGGGTGTAATTGGTTGTTCATTGGCTCTCTTATTCATCTCTTCTACGTAACGGGCAGCCTTGAGTTTCTTTTCTTCAGCAATCTTCTTACGGCGTAGTGCCGCCTTGTATGGTGTCCACTCTTTCTTCTTAGTCATTAGGTAGCTCAGGCCACGTCTTATCAAGTACCATCATTGCGATGGCAGAGTAGTTCAATAGATCTAAGAAGGAGTCTCGGAGGGATTCGTTTGAGGGAGCGACGTTAGAATCAAGGAGGTTATTGATGCGAGCCACTTTGTCCCACATTCGCACACGGAGTCCGTTGAGTGCTCCACCTGGAGAGTGAGCGATGTTCTTCGGGCCGTAATCGTGATGCTTGCGGATGAGCAGATTACCTGCTGAGTCAAGGATTGACCAGACATTAGTTACGAAATCCATCTCTACTTTTTTATCGGGATTGGTTTCACTGTTATAGTACCAGCCTTGAAGTTTATCTCGGTTACTATCATCCCCATACCCGTCAAGTATTCTGCTAAGTCCACTAACTCCTGGTTCTTTTTCACTCATCGCACTCCTCCTAGTAGGTTATTCAACGCGTCAGGTCCTTCTGCCAAGTACAGTTCGTTGATATCCATACCTGGTGGTAATTGTACTATTTGTCCATTTGTTAGTTCTCCTGCGACACGCCGAGCAAACTCAGCGCCAGGATTAGAACCATCTTCTTTCACATCATTATCGCCAACAATATACACTGTATCAAAGCCAGTAAATAATCTAGGAAAGTGTGGCTTCCACGCTGTCACACCAGGTACACCTACTGCTGGTATGTTGCACATTCCTGATAGCACTACCGCATCTAACTCACCTTCACAGATTACAATGGCTGGTGCATCTAAAGTAATATCAGCTACGTTATATAAGTGAGACTTCTGCCCCAGCGGTGAGCCATACTTAGGCTTGCCATCATCTAATCTTCTAAACTTAAAACCAACACAGTGACCCAGCACTGTGATGTATGGTATCGAGAGCCACCCCTCGTGCATCTCGTGACCGGTGTGCGGATCTACAATAGTTCCCAATGAGAACTGCCGTGCTACATCCTCAGATATTCCACGTCCGTTTAGATAAGCTACGGCCTCTTCGCTTAGGTTCGCTGCGTAATGTTGCGCCGACTCCAGCAAGGATTTCATCTGCACGTTCGACTGCATCTTTGAAACCTATCCCTTCCTTCTCCATAATTATATCTACTGCCGAGCCACCTTTACCGCAGGTGTGACAGAAATATAAGTTCCCGTATGTATCCATTACTGCACTGCGTCTGGTGTCGTTATGAATACAACAACGCACTGACACATTCCTACCTTCTTTTACTTCTCCTCCATAGAAGCGAATGATATCTCCTATGGGGATTGTACTTGTATCAACGGAGCCTTTTCGTTTCGCTTTACGAACCACCCTGGACCAGTCTTGTGCTGACATCCGCAGTCTCCTTTGCAATTCTTGTGAAAGTTCTCTGCAAATACATACTTACCAGTGGAGTTGTAAAGTGCAGCCATACTGCAATCAGAACAAATCACTTCTGCTCTTCTTTCTTTTCTTCCTTTGGTGCTAGTACCTCACTGCTGGTGATATCACCTTGTGGTGTTGGCATTTGTTCTATCCATTTCTCTAGTGTTTGTATGACCCAAGCATCTTCGATGCCCTTGTTCCTGCGTTTGACTATAACGAAGGCCGGAGGGAGATAAGGTAGACCTCTAGCCTTCGCATAGTTCTTTGCTTCTACCTGAGCCTCGTCCCAGAAGGTAGGTAGATCGAGCTTCTTCCTGTTCTTACATTCCAAAATATAGGTCTGACCTGCGATTATGGTAACGATATCACCCTCGTCGCTGCTGCCAGCCTTGGCTAATCTTTCAGCAAAGTGTCCTAGTTTGCGTAGATATTTCATCACATCTGTCTCAAACTTTGAACCCTTAGCCTTGTTGTAACTAGACAATTCCCTTGACCGCCCTGTCAATTCCTTCTTCCAAAGTAATCTTCGGAGTGTAGAAGGATAGCATCTTTGTGTTATCAGATACACGGTGCATACATCCGACAGGCTTCTCAGGTCTAGTAACTATCTCACCCTTGTAACCAACTGCATCCATACACATCTGTGCTAACTCTAAGAATGATGTAGACCTACCCCAGCCTAGATTGATTGGACCGGTGATGCCTTCTTCAACTGCAACCATTACTGCATTGACGATATCTTCGATATGAATAAAGTCTCTGGTCTGTGTGCCTGGACCCCATACTTCAAATGGGTCTGCTACATCTAGCGCTCTGCGAATGTACATCGGGAACGGATAGTTCAAGTCTTGGTCTGTGCCATACCCGCTGAATGGTCTGAAGATATGAACGTTCTCTACAAAGGATGCAAGGTATTCACCGAGCAACTTAGATGCACCGTAAGTCATATCAGGCATAGACATATGTTCCCAGCAGGACATAGTTTCTTTTAGTTTGACGTGACGCTCAGGTGTCTGCAGTGATACTGGATAGGCAGCAGAGCTTGAGAAGTAGACTACCTTCTTAGGCTTAGTCTTGAGACACCACTGAAAGAAGTCAGAGTCAATAGCAAAGTTATCTGCAACCGCAAGTGGGCGACCCTCGATGGTCTCACGCCCACCTACGACGGCTGCAAGGTGGATAACTAAATCGTATTGTCTGTTGGTATGTCTAAAGAAGAAACGGCAGTCATCTCCGCCATTTACTTTATCAACACCAGTGATTCTATGATTACCGTCGTTCAACTTCTTCCAGAAGTAACGACCAACAAAACCTCTATCGCCAGTAATCAGAACTTCTTTCATTAGAATCCCCAATCGTATAGGTACTTCTCATCACCCGATGCTTGCATCGAGTCAGCCTTATCTACCTGATATACAAATCTATCATTCTCATCTAAGGCAGCACCAATGTGACACACTGGGTTTATTGGTTGCCTTGGTATCTCCTTCTTAATGGAGTTACCGAGCACATCAAAGTTATAGTAAGCATCGTGTTGCATTGCGTTATCTCTGATGCGAGGCCAGATGACGTGACCTAAGAAGTCTTGGTCCATTGTGTATACATCCCGCAGTGGGAAGTTACGAATCAAGTTCTCCATATCCCGCAGTATCTCAGTCTTAGATGCAAACATTCCAGCAGAGATGGTGTACTTATGACCCGTCGGATGATCTCTAATGATATGAAAGGGCAGACCCGAGTTCTGCCATTCAAGGTGGGCTATCGCCTCGCGTAGCGATAAGCGTGCATCAGTATCCCGTGACAAGACAACTGATACCATCGGGTCTGCAAAGGCTTGAAAGCGCCACATCTTAGCCAAGTGATTCTCTGGCTGGTCCATTGGCACTAACTCAACATTGTCAAATACAGAGAGCGTAGAGACAACCCATTCAGGAACCGATGCGCCATAGTAGTAGCGCACCTTGAAGCCTGGAAAGAATACCTGTGCTAACTGTGCATTCTTGATAGCACCTACGGTGTATCTAAGATGACTGCCGTAGAGTGAATAGGATATAACCTGCTTCATCCTAGTTCCTTTACGATACGAATGACATCATCCTTGAACTGACCCAAGAAATACTTTTGGTATTCCAACTGATCGTGGCTGCCAATCTCTCTGGCATTTACCTCAGCATAGCCTGCATCCATCTCACCTTTGCCAGCAAATGGGTGCATATGCTCAATGATGACATCATTAAAGTAGAAGTAACGATCAAGAGCTGTACCTAAGTCTCGCCAGAAGTTATCCATATACAGATGTATCAGCACTGGCGGTGCAAAGAAACCAAGCACCTTGGTAATAGCAGTGCTCAACATAACCGCAGTAGGTAGGTCTTGTGACTGGAACAGGTCGTTGCCATAGGCAACTCCGTAACCACTTTCAAAGATAGGTGCATACAAAGTAGCATCCCAGCCTGGAGTTCTCACCCTATGGTCATCACCTAGAAATGAGATAGTCTCATACTTGTCGTGATACTTATTGACCAGCAGGTTCAGTGTGCCATTCATCTTCAGTCGTGGGTTGACTTCTCTGATGACTCCCTCTATCTCTGGGTAGTTGTCAGCATCGTCCTCATCAAGACCAATCATAAAATCTGAGATAACGCTGTGCTCTTTCAGAGCAGCAAAGGCTTCTTCTGCAGCCTTGGGTCTTCCTCTGGCTGGGATAATTACTAAGTTTGTATTCATCAATACCTCACTAATGGGTTACCGTGTCTGACCATCCTGCCTATTGCATCTACATTCTCTATGCGGCAGGTGGCATAATCCACAAAGAGAGGAACGTGCTGATCCGCATTGGCAAACATAGGACCAAAGCGGTTCTTGACTGGTGCTACCCGTAGAGTTCCCTCTAGCGGTGAGTAACCAAGAGTAAGTATTAGTGACGGCAGTTGAGATACCTTGCCGTGAATTGCTCTACGAGCAGGAGGTTTGGTGGTATCTCCATACTCGCTTTGCTCCGAGACGTGGTGCAGTACCATCACACAGGCTTCAGTCTTTCTCGCCATATCGTGCAGCTCCATCATAATCTGCCGCAGTCCTGCCCATTCATTCTCGTGTTCAGCAACAACATTCATCAGGTTATCTACGATGATTAACTCTGGTGCTATCCCATACAGTTCTACATAAGCCTTGACTTCAAGTTCGATATCATCTAATGATGGAGATGAATCAAAGACCCATTGGATATGGTTCATACCCGCTAGTTCTTCTCTATAAGCCTTGGGATTATTCTGCAGGTTTGTCTCAACGCTGACCTGTCCGTGACCTGACAGCGCTGAGGCAGCCCTAATCATTACTGTTGCTGTATCAGTATCTGCGGAGAAGAACAATGTAGGTACCTTCGCACGGATAGCGTAGATAAGAGCGAACATAGACTTACCAGCGTTAGGTGCAGCGGCAACCATACACACTTGACCGCGCCGGAACTTAATCTTAAGTTGGTCTAAATCACTCCATACATCAGGCAACGGAGTTGCCTTAGTTGTCACGCTGCTCCAAGCTCGCGATAGCTTAAGCAATGTTCCCCTCCTGCAGAATTATATTTTGTTTTCTTCTAATGTTCTTTCTATCAAGTTCAGTAAGGCCTCCCCAGATACCGAATCGTTCGTATCTGATCCCCCATTCTGCACATTCAGCTTGATGGATACACTGACCACATATACTTCTAGCGTATCTAATCTCGTAAGAAGTTCCGGACCCAACCTCTGGGAACCAGGAATCCCCGCTTCCGGTTTGTGCACATAGCGGAGCCTCGTAGTTACGCGGCTCACGCATTGGGTCACTTGACCCAGATTGTTGAGCACTTGTCCGTTGCTCCCTTTGGAGCAGCGCACATATAGCCCTTCCAAGGACCCTTAGCGCCTACGCCTTCGCGGTAGACCATCTCTCCGTGCTTACATACATTGCCATTACCAGTTGCAGAAGATGCTGCTACTGCTGGTGTATAACTACGTACGGGCGCAGGTGCAGCAGAGCCTGTGAATGCTTGGCTAACGCTTCCAATAAGGGCGGAAAAGTCTTGCGCTGCGGTAAGCAACGCCTCAAGTTCCTCCTTGCTTGCAGCATAAAGATTGATAAGAGTTCCATCGGGTGACTTAAAGTTCACCTGAAACTTAGTTGATTCTGGTGCAGCCATTTACTTTCCTCCAGTTTTTTTAATGGAAAGCCTTGTGCTTTCCTTACCTTGCTTCATCGGCACGAAGCCCAGTGCTTTCTCCACCGCTTCTTTGTCGACAGTATTACTCTGGGTCGATGACCACTTGATCTCGTATCCAGTATTAGTAACTCCAGTGATTCCTAATAGAGCCTCACGTAGAGACTCCTTCTTTGCTTCTAAAACTTTAATCTCTTCATCCACCTGTGCATAGTGCAAGACAGTCATACCTGCTGCCTCATCTTGGATGATAGGCAGTTCAGTTTTTGTAACTTCTTTTTTTAGACCAACGCATCCCATCTCGCCTGATGGGTCAAAATACTTGCAATAGAACTTGCAGTATGACTCATCGCGTTCTGGTGCTGGTGTATCAGCAGATTCTTTAATGGCCTCTAGCCAGGCTAGCGCCTCTAGTGCAATGGCTTCATCGTAGGGTTCAGAGTGAACCTTGATATCTCGCTCATCGCCATCTCTTGGTATGGCTACCAGATTGACAGTACGAGGCTTCCCCTTCCCCGACTTTTCAATAAGGTAGCCATAGACCTGAACTTGCCAGCGTTGTTGCTGGCTTGGGAAGTAGCTTAGGTTCTTAGCCTTCACTGTCTTCCAGTCGATAACATCTCCTGTGTCCGGCAGGAACGCATCGACGTGTGCCTTCATACCACCATACTCGACGGTAGTCTCCAGCAGTATTGAGTTGTTACCAGCAAAAGCATTCTCGATTGCTGAGTGTATGGCTGTACCCATAATGGCAGCGAGCTTTAACTCATTGTCGTTTGTCTCTGGCTGGTTGTTGAGTCGGTACCAAACCTTACGGCGGCACCCACCCAATTCTGAAGGGCCAATCTGGACCTGTGTAGATCGAGGCCGTGAGTTCTCTTTATCGTGAAGAGCCTTCACTAATAGTTCTTTTATATCCACTTCTGCCACCTCGTAATCGTAACGTTAAAAAATAAAAAGTTCAACTGAAAGATTGATGCTTCGTGCTCCCCTTCAGGGTAGGCATAAAGCTGGTAATAGTCAATACCTAAAGCAAAGTTAGATAGATAATGACGGTTGATATGAACCGTATATCTGCCGTAATCTGATTGCATTAGAACTCCCTCCTTTGAGTAACTAATTGAATCGGAGGACAGGTATTGATGTCAAGCATCGATGCTATTTGAACGGCACGTTCGGCGTGTCTTTCTATATTGCCGAGAGTAAGGCGGCCCAAGCGATCATAAAGATAACCAAGAGCAAACTGACCACCGCTACCAAGTCCGTAAATCGCGGAGTCTGATTGGATGAAAGAAAGGTCCGTCGCAATATGGAAGAGGTTGCCATTAAACGATACAAGGTAGTCGAACCCTGCTTCTTTTTCTTTGGTCGCGTCATATGGTTCGTATCCATTCTCTTTGAATGCCGTGAGTATCGACGGCATAATCTTGGTACCCATCCACTGTATCGGGTCAGCTCCCTTATAGACAGGCGGTTTCCAGTTATAGGTAAGGATGTCACCAGGTCGAGTATCGCCCGTAATGCCTAGCAGATACTTACCGACGTGAATTATTTTCGGAGTCGAAGTACTAACGGTCCTCAAGTTATCTTCAGTAATCTGACTATCTGCTGCCATCACAACTCGATCTTCGAGTTGCACACCTACCAATGTTGTCATAGCGGAATCATACTCCTACCTACGGCGTGTCGTACCAGTCCGACACTCCAGCGGATTTGTATAATATGAGCCGAAGGCGAATTAAACGGTACCCCTTACGGGGCCGAGGCCGTAGGTTAGAAGGCCGAGAGGCGACTGACCACAGGAAGGAGCCGTGCCGAGCAATGCGTCTCCGTCTACCAAGGCTGCGGAAAAATAGCCTACCATCTATCAAGGCTGCTGACCTGAGATCTATCGGTCCAACACACGCCTGCTCCTGCGGATGTACTGTCTTTAATACCTACGTCCAGTTCGATGACTATGAAATCTCTTGGTATGCACTCGATGTGCAGTGCGCCTCCTGCGGTAATCTACTTAAAGCTCCCTGTCCGTTGGACAAAGAAGACATTTAGACAACAAAAAAGAACCCCACCGTTTTACCGGTGGGGCCTTGCCTCGCGCTATCTACAAACTACTTACGACCAAACTCCTTGGCTGATGGATCTAGCCACTTGAGTACAGGACCGAGGAAGCCTGCCAGAGCTGCTGCTCCAAGAGTCTTCACATCAGTTTCTCCTGCAAGGTAAAGTGCGATAGCAGCAGAGGCTGCAGCACGGAACCAGGTCAGCGATACTTGCTTGAGTGTTTCCATTAGATTGCCTTTCGTTTTGTATTGTGAACCTGGCAGCAGGTACAGACGGGCTGCACTGCTACTTTCTTCTTTGGCTTAGGCTGTAACTTAGCCTTTACCTGGTTCACAATCTTCGGGGTATCCATCCACCAGAACCAAGGACTGATGTCCTTAGACTTATCTGCGTAGATGTTTATATGCAAATGTTTTGTGTGTGGGTTGCTTCCGCTGTAAGGCCTATTGCCAGCCTTGGCTTTTGCTCTGGACCAAATCTTCTTATTGAAGATGAGATACTCCACCCGTTCATCTTCTTTCAACTTCTCGAAGATTACCTTGCAGTCAATCCCGTTGTCAGGATCGTGGGTTAAATCAACAGCAAGACCCGTGTTGTGGTCGCTGTTGGGGTTGGCCTTGATGTGTGCCGATGAAGGCAATAATCCGTCGGATGCTTTCTTGCGCTTCGGTGACAACGCTGTCGCTTGTCTCAGCACAGCAATAGCTGCAGGAGTTGCTCTCTTGGCTAGGGGTTTCATTCATCTCCTAATTGCCGCTTGCACTATATCTGTCAGAATGTCAACCTTCTGCTCCAGTGCGTTTACTTTGTCCTTCAGAGAGGACCCGCCGTTGGGCTTTAACTCATATAGGTAATGCTTTACAAGCCATCTTACAAGGCTTGCAAAGGCTGTTACGAGGGTGATTATGGCTATGGCTAGGCCAGCCCATTCAGTAGGGGTCATTGCGGCTCCTATACGGATCTGATAGTGACGACCAAGATGCCTCCAAATCCGGAGTATCTCTTGTCAGTAGGTGTGCGGTTGATAAAGTCCATCTCTTCAATCAGGCCAAGGTAAGACTCACCAGTACGGAAGTCTTCAACTCGGATGGTATCGCCTGCATTCTCAACAGATTCAAGCTGTTGCATTCTGTCGTATGCTCGGCCTTCATAGCCAACCATTACGCCAAACTTATCTGACTCTCTGTCAAAGCAGAGCAGCGGATATTGAATCAATCTCTGACGTGGTACTGCTGGCAAGGCTTTGAGTTGATAGCCAGTAAAGAGTGGACCCTTGGTGTTATCTGTTGAACTTCGGGTCATTGTAAACTTAAAGGCTAGGTACTCCTGCGGTCCTACTGGATATGAGATATTAACCTCTTGGATTAAACCAGTCTGAGCAAAGGTACCAAGAGAATACTCAACACCAGTTGAGTCAATAGACTTGAGGTTTAAGCCACCATTGGTGGAGTCAAAGCGAGGGAAGAGCACCTTGAATATCTTATTCTCGGTGGTGTTATAGCGAACATAACCGGTCTGTAGATAGCCTTCAGATACCAACCTTGAATCTGATTCTACATAGACGTGACCATTAGTGGTTGTGTGGTTAGTAGTAAAAGCCAGTCTATCTGTACCGTTGATAAAGGCACAGGCTGTCGTATAACGATTAGTTGTTCCGTTGTAGTAAGTATCCCAAGCGTAAGGAAAGATTAGAGTTCCTAGGCTTTGACCTAGGTCAATACGGGTGGTACCAGGAAAGCCGTCTACATTGGTTGCAGCCCAGACATAGCGGTCACGGGCAGCAAAGTCATAGACTGGTTGCTCTGAGGTAAATAGCAACGGGCCATAGGCCAATGATCCATCATCAGATACTGCTGCTACTCGTACACCTTTGGTGGTACCGATGAGCATATAACCGAGGTAGTAATAAATCTTGTAGATAAGTTCGCCAGCAGGCATCTCAGCAGCAGTGATGGCGCTGGTCAAGGTAGGCATAGTTCCGTTAGATGCCAAGGTAAACTTCTGAATGTTGGACTGGCTACCTGAATAGCCGGTGACATAGATGGCAGCGCCAGATGAAGTAACGCTGGTATACACAAAGTTATCTACTGGGTGGGTATAGACAGCAGTTGGCAGAGCAGTTGCTGTTGTTGAGATTTCAAATACTTTGTTATTGATACAAGCAACGATACGTTCTTTAGTAAACTCTAGAACAGCGTTGTTGACCAAGATAGCTGTGGTCTTGAACATCTCTGTAGGAGCTACTGTGTCATCATCATTAATTAACTTTTTATACAGAGCAGTCTTATCAGTACCAGAATCATCAATCAAAGCAAGCCAGTAGGCATAGACACCATCATCGCAAAGTCCGTAGACCTTATAGGCACCTACGGTTGCATAGTCTTGGAAGTGAGTGTCATTGCTAATGGCAGTACCAGCAGGGCTGACAGGTGTGGAGGCTACATCTGCTGCAGTCTTGGCATAAGATAAAGTATTGGCAGTAACTGCAGTAATCGTATAGGAACCATTGAAGGTGGCATCTACACCAGATACCTCAACGGTCATACCTACAGCCATACCGTGAGCAGTGGCAGTAAGTGTAGCCACGTTAGATGTCAAAGCCTTATTAGTAACGGATGCCGTTATGGTTGGATAAACTTTATTGATATCAAAGCCATCAAGAAGTAGGCAACCGTCGTAGGTGTTACCACTCTTGGTCCATTTAATGGAACGCAAGTGCTGATCTGGTCTACCGTTAGCATTGATAGCTGAGGTTGTTACGTGGCCCTCATCCACATCGTAAATAAGGGTAGCCTGTCCCTTGGTCCAAACGTCTACACCTTTAGATTCGGTGTATTGAAAGCGAAGCGATTCATCTTGAGCAGGCTCAAAGTATTTAATGCCTTGTCCGAAGTGAAAGGATGACTGAGATCGTAGCCACCAACCAGTAAGGGTTTGTTCGCCAGGTTCTCTGGACTGGTCAATCTGCTGCTTGCGGTACTGAGCTGTTACTCGGCGGTAAGGGTTATCATCACCTGAGTTAAGAAAGAATGGCAAGCCGTTAATGGCGATGTCATATGCTTCACCGGATGCTGAATAAGTAGCAGATCCAGATGGGTTAGAAAGTACATACGGTATGCCTTCGGTAATATCGTCGCCATTTGGGGCCACTTGCTACTCCTCTACTGGTTGCTCATCTTCTGACCAAGGGATAAACGCGTTATCTGGCCCATCTCCTGGACGACCATTCTTTGGGTCTTCCATATGTCTAATAAATGCTTCAGCCCAAAACTCTGCTTCAGCTCTTGAAGCCCAAGGCGTTGCATTAGGCCAATCTGGTTGATACAAAAATGGTGCGCCATTTTCGTTTGGGTTTCCATCATCCCAACAGCGAATAGCAAAGTTTTCGTTTTCTGCTATTTCATAACGATATCTACTCATTACGACCTAGGTCCTTCCCAAGTTAGTTGCATTGTTTTATGATGTGTTACCCTTATTGTTGGGTCAAACCACACATCAAATCCTGCTCTATGCGCTCTTTCGCACCAAGAATAATCTTCTCCAAGCAACGGGAAGTCATACTCTTCGCCTGTTTCTGGATTCGTTTGCTTTACTGTTACTGATTGAAACCAAGGTCTTGAGATAGACTCAAACACTCCTTGCTTCACAGCAAGAAAACCAAAGCCCGTAGCGTGAACCTTCATAGGTTCAGTCATCTCAATTACTTTTTCATAGCGCAGTGCTGGTTTTGCTAGTTCTGGGTAGGCTACTACTTCTCCACCAGCAAGTAGGTACGCACCAGATATTATGTCCTTATCTGAATTGTATAACTTCATAAAGTCATCAATATTCCAAGCAATATCGCTGTCAATCCAGATGATTTTGTCGTATGTCACAGCTCCTTGCAATGGCCTGCTATCAAATATCTGCTGTGGATCTGGACCACCAATAGTTATTTCTCTAGCGTCTCCTACGTGCGAAGCATAACGTTGCAGGTAGGCCCAAGAAATGCCTTCCTTATTTAGGTGCTGAGTTGTATTGATTAGACTGAATAGATACTGGGACATAACACTATGTCCAGGGGTGGCTATCAGTACATTTACGTGAGGTATTGTCATAAGCCTATTGTAACATTCATTGCATTTTCTGCTGATGTTGGCAACTCACGTTGCGTCCAAGTTATGCCATCAGTAGAGGTCTGATAGTAGGCAAGGTTATTTGCTATATTAGAAGAAGTGATTGAACCTACTGTTACATAAACTCCATTTTTGTAAGAAACTTTAAGTAAATTATAATTACTACTTATAGCAGAGGTTCTAGTGGTCCAAGTAATACCATCAGTAGAGGTTGCTACTTTTGCGGTAGCACCAACTGCGACAAACTCATTACCAAAGATAACTCCATTTATAGCAGTTGTACTAAAGTTGGATGTTCTAGAGGTCCAAGTAACTGCGTCGGTAGATGATGCTATTCTTCCATTTGCACCAACTGCTACATAAGTGGAAGTACCATAAGCCAAATCGTTTATATTCACTGTACTAAAAGTAGAAGTTCTAGTAGTCCAAGTAATACCATCAGTAGAGGTTCTAATAGCACCAGAATTGCCACCAATTACAAATTGACTTCCTGCATATATTGCTGAAGTAAGATTGCTTGTCGTACCAGATGTTCTATTTGTCCAAGTAACAGCATCAGTAGATGTGGATACTAAACCACCTGTTGCAACAAGAACATATGTAGAGTTTCCATATGCTATATCCCTGGCTCCACGAGTGGAAAGTTGAGGATTTCTTGTTGTCCAAGTAAGGCCATCAGTGGATGTGACCAAGTAAGCGGGTTCACCATATGCAGAATTATTTCCACCAGCAATATAAATTCCATTGAAATATCCTAATGCTGAAATTTCTGGTCTATTCCAAATAACCGAAGAAGTATTTGCAGTAAAGGTTACTAAGTCTGTGGATGTTACGATATTATCTAAAGCGGTAGGTTCTCCTTCTGTTGCAAATATCCAGCGGGTACCATTCCAAGTTATGTCGTAAACTGGAGCATAGCCGCTAGGCATTGCATCGACAATAGATGTCCAAGTTACTCCATCAGTAGAAGTCCAAATAGTTCTACTACCACCAGACAATACAAATTTACTATTTTTGTAAACAACTTTCCAAGTGTCTGTATAGTCAGTTGCTATATTTGTACCTACTGTCCAGGTAATACCGTCAGTAGAGTATTGAGAACTCGTAGCGCCATATACAGTTGTTACATAATAACCATTACCATAAGTAATGGATTTTATTTCTCTAGCTGCAGTTGCCCCAGTTGCTGGAGTTCGAGCAGTCCAAGAAACAGCATCGGTAGATGTTCTGATAAGTCCAGCATCGCTGGCTTTGAATCCGACTGCAACCCAAAGATTGTTTGCATAAATAACATCTCTAAAGTATTCAGTAGTAACACCTGTAGACCTATCGGTCCAAGTAATAGCATCGGTAGAGGTATAGATAGCGCCTTCATTTCCAGCCGCTACATAAGTTCCGTTGCCATAATCAATTCCATATAAATCTCTAGCATAATTTGGAATAGTCCTATATGTCCATACAGAAAAATCTGGAGAGGTTGCAAGTTCTCCTCTATTAGAAACCATAACATATTGATTGTTCGCATAAACAGCATCTTGTATATCAACAAGGTTTGATTTTTGGAATGTCCAAGTAAGACCGTCGGTTGATGTTGCAGTTCCTACACCGTTATTACCATACAAAGTATTGTTTATATAATCTACGTAGTAACCAGCCTCTGCTGCTCCTCTTACGTATCCTTGGTCAATAGGTTTTACGTCCCAAGAAATTGCATCACTAGATAAATACAAAGTGCCATCTGCTCCAGCAACAGCATAGTTATAGACCACTGATACATTGGCGGCAGATGCAATAATTCCTATAATTGGCATTACTGAATGTCTCCTACCATAGTCCAAGAATCTGTTCCGGTTTTAATTAGGGTAGCTGCGCTATATTGAGCGCGTAACTTAGTGCCAGTTCCAGTAACAGTAACTCCGCTATCTCCAGCAACGGTTACCTGACCTGCTCCAATTTGCTGGATGTTGACTTGAGATCCAGTAGCAAAAGCAACGTTGGCATTTGTGGGTACTGTCAAGGTAATGGCAGCGGCATTGCTAAGAGTTACCAACTTATTCTTATCGCCAGCGACCAAGGTATAGGTAGTACCAGTCTGTGCGTTTAGAGTTAAGTCTAGATTAGCAGCAGGCAGGTTGGTAATTGTATTGTCGTTATAGTTAATAGTCTTATTAGTCAACGTATCCGTTGAGGTACGGGTAACTACCGTATCTGTCAGTGTCGGAAGCGTAAGTGTTCCAGTATTGACAATGGTTGATATAACTGGAGTGGTAATAGTAGGTGCAGTCAGTGTCTTGTTGGTTAAGGTCTGAGTGGCGCTAGTTGTCACCAGTGTTGCTGTGCCTGCTGGCAAAGTAACCGTTCCTGAAGCAATAGCAGCCGACTGAAGAGTCATAGTTCCCGATGAAGAACCCGAGAATGTAATGCTGCTTACTGGCGAAACTGCAGAGTTAAAAGCATTTAAGTCATCGGATGTAAGTACGTGCTTTACTGTAGCGCCAGGGCTATGAGATATGGCAGAGGTTCCAGCCCCGCCTCTTACAATAGTAAAGGTATCACTTGATGCTGCAGTAATAAATACAATTTCTTCGTTTGCTGTATCTACATCAAGAGCAACGGTGAACTGGTCTACGTTACCTGCAGCTAGGGTAATACCACCAAGCAGTGCTGAACCCGTACCAGAGGCAACGGTCATAGATGTTGCTGAGTTTGATATACCCGAAGCAAGCGTTGTTTCAACGCTGGTTGAACTGAACTTACGAGTCATTGGGTTTCCTTACTTGGTATAGTGAAGCCGGATGGGGAACTGGTCAGATAACTTCAACGCTTCTTCTTGAAGTCTCTGTTGGAATAAAGCAAATACATAACGGCTTGCAGCAGAACCAGAGTTATATGGATTCTTAGAATCTGCAAAGTCAGACTCTGCTGAGGTTAAGTTTATACGACCTGCATCTAGGAATGTGAGTAGACGATAGGCTGCGCCATACACAACTACATCCTGGCAGGATTCTGGAAGTCCAGTCACATCTACAAAGTCATCAGTATTGGCATCCATAGTATCTGGAACCATTGTGTACCAAACTTTGATAGTACGACCTGGCTGGATATTCTCATAGATGTTTACAGTCTTTTGAGTGTTAAATGTAGGCACGTTAGCTAATGGGTCAAAGCGCCAGCGTTTGATAGGTAGCCACTCACGGCTTGATCCCGTTGTCTGCCAAGACATATAAAGAACTTCTCTAGCATCATCAGGTAGAGCATAGGTTGTTTGGGCTGCGTTAAATGTAAAAGTTGTTGAGCCTACCGCAAAGAGTTTAGGATAGAAAGACTTGATGGTATCGTTAATAGCCTTCTTGATATTAACTCGTGGAAACGCAGGAGAAAGCGTAACCATTGCATTGAGGCTATGTGGAGCAGGTGTAGTTCCTAGGTAACCACGCCCAAAACCTGGCGCTATGTTTAGCGTATTACTTGTCTTGGTAAATGAATCTACCCAAATCAACTCATCATCAATCTCAATAATGCCTTTGGCAAGGTTATCAGCAGAGCCGACGTTAATAGCGAGCGAACTGGTTGTTATGCCAGATGGATTAGTAACATAAGTTAAACGGTCTTGACGTAGTGTGTAACCAATGAGGTTACTTTTTACCTCGTCTACCAGTTCGTCGAACGTTGGCATCTATTTTCTCCTTATAGAACGCTAGGTTCTTTTGTATTCGTTCATCGTTTGGCGACATTTCTGCCGCTATTTTGCCGTGCTTGTATGCAGTTTTGAAATCACCTAATTGCCAAGAACAAACAGCAATTAAGTCATCTGCCATATGCCCCCAAGCCCAACCTTCAGACATAAACTCCGTAGGTTTTTTGGTTACTAAGAGTGCTTCATTACATAGCAAAATACATTCTTTCCACTGTTGACTCATATAATAATGATTAGCTAATGCCAGTAAAGATTCTCTACTTGGATAAGATTCGATTGATTTCATCAACCATTCTTCTGCCTGATCTGGCTCACACTTTGCAATCATTCTCATTGCATAAGACATCTCAGCCTTGAAGATTGATTTCTCTAAGTATTGCTTCAAAGTATTAGCACACTCAACCCATTGTTGGCGATAGAAATACTCTCTACCAAGATAATAAAGATTACGAGCGTCTGGGTTTTCTTTGGCTGCCATAATTAACATCGGCAGGTATTGACCTCTAGATTTAGATTTATCTGCCCGATGATGAATTTCAAAGTTATACTTCTTGCGAGTATCTGTGCCATCATAAACTGTAGGTACTTCGTGGATTGGATAAATCCATCTAACCCCGTGACGCCTGTGGATTCTAAATCCATCAAACTCTACAAAGGGTTTACCTTCAGCATCCCAGTCGGTAATAAACCTGTACTGCGGCCTATCAGTTCCTTCTTCAAAGGCTCGCTCTAGTTCTGCTCGCCAACCTGGTTGCATAACCTCATCCATATCCAAGGCCACGCAGTAATCTACATCTTCAGGCAAAGCAAACAAACTAAAGTTTCTGGCATCATCAAACCTAAAGGGTTTGACTTTACAGTGAACTACTTTGATACCCAACGATTCGGCTATCTCAACTGTTTTATCCGTTGATCCCGTATCACAGATTAAGTGGTAATCTGCTTCTTTACTGGAATCATACCAGCGGGCTACGTGCTTCTCTTCGTTTAATGCGATGGTATAAATGGCTACTTTCATAGGCTTATACTACGCTGATAAGTCTCCTACAACGACCCAAGTATTCGTGTCGCGCTTAATCAATGTACAAGCCGACCATTGCGCTCTTAACTTAAGTCCTGGAGTTCCATTGACTGTTACTCCAGAATCTCCAGAAATAGTAGTTTGCCCAGCGCCAGTTTGAAGAATGTTAATTTCAGTCTTGGTAGCAAAAGCTACATTGGCATTAGTGGGGATTTTTATCGTATTTGCTGAAGCATTATTCATTTCAACTAAGTCAAAAGCATCACCTAAAACCAACGTATAAGTTGCAAGAGTTACGTTAGTTATGTCTACAATGGCAGCTCCAGTTGGACCAGTAGGTCCAGTAGAACCAGTCGTGCCAGTAGGTCCAGTAGGACCCGTTGCTCCAGTAGGGCCAGTATTTCCAGTCGGTCCAGTTACACCAGTGGCTCCAGTGGCTCCAGTAGGTCCGATGGGCCCTTGAGGTCCAGTGTCTCCTGTAGGGCCAGTTGCTCCAGTAGCGCCTGTAGCACCAGCAGGGCCAGTATCACCAGTGGGACCAATAGGACCAGTATCGCCAGTAGCACCTGTTGCACCTGTAACTCCTTGTATTCCTTGTTCACCTTGTGGGCCAGTCGGACCTGTTGGTCCAGGCACCGTTGAATCTGCACCTGTCGCTCCAGTGGCACCAGTAGGACCTGTCTCTCCAGTGGGTCCCTGAGGGCCTGTAGGCCCCGTAGCGCCCTGAATACCCTGTTCACCTTGTGGACCTGTGGGTCCAATATCTCCAGTGGCTCCTGTGGCGCCTACTGCGCCAGTCGCTCCAGTAGGTCCTTGTTCTCCTGTCGGACCTGCTGGACCAGTCGCTCCAGTTTCTCCTGTCGCTCCCGTTGGTCCAGTATCTCCCGTTGGGCCTGTATCACCTTGAGGTCCTGTTGGACCTGTAATTCCCGTTGCGCCCGTAGCGCCTGTGGGTCCTGCGTCGCCCGTCGGACCTTGCGGTCCAGTAGCACCTGCAGGGCCTGTCGCACCTGTATCACCTGTTGCTCCTGTTGCTCCCGTAGGACCTTCTACGCCCTGTTCTCCGATAGGTCCTGTTGGACCGGTGGATCCTGTGGCACCTATTGCTCCAGTTGGTCCAGTTACACCTGTTGGTCCTGTTACTGCAGGACCAGTAGGCCCAGTTCCACCAGTAGGTCCAGTTACGCCTTGAACACCTTGTGGTCCTTGGTCTGCGGAAAATTGTACCGATACCTGTGGGGTAATCGACTCAATGACAATTATTGTTTCACTCATACTGTCACCCCAGCAGTCACTGTAAATTTACCTTCTAAAAGTCTTGTAGTTGTGGCACCGGTAGTAACTACCAAGTCATAAACATAACGACCTGCTGAAAAATCAGCGGTGATATCGTCATCAATAGTTACAGTAATGCGTCCGTTTAGTGCATCAAATACCATACGACCATTAGCGGTTGAGGCTACAACAGTAGTAGTACTGGAGCCAACAAACGGTCTAACTGTCATTGTGCCGGTATATGAGGTTAAGTTCCAAGGAGTAGAACCAGAAGTAGTATTGTCTAATACCTGAAACTGAAAAGTAAATGTGGTTGCCTGCTCGCAGACTAAGTTATATTTCGCACTCATCAGGAAGCGATCTCTCTGAGAGCTGCCGCTGCAGGTAGACCAGAAGTGCTAGCGAGGAAATTACATACACCGCTGTAATCAAGGTGATTGAGCGCAGGACCCGTAATGCCCGCAATATCATTTAGAACTCCTACAGTATCTGTGTGGTACGGAGTAACACCTCTGGCAATAGCCCACTGCTTTGCAGCTAGCGCACTATCGACCATTTCGTTAGCGGGACGATAGGTGCCACCATTGGCAAGGCGATTCAATTCCTGATTGAGCGTTGACTGACTATTGATGGTCACCTATGTCTCCTACTTCTTTTTCTTGGCTACTGCTGCGTTATCCACTAAGTTTGGATATGGACGACCTGCTGCTTTTGCCCGCTTCTTAGCGGCAGTCTTTTGAGCAGGTGTTAATTTCTTGCTACGCTTCTTTGGGTTTTCTTGATCCCAAAATGCTTTCTTCTTCACCACTTCACCTTATCTGCCCAGTACGCTGCAGACATCTTGCCTTTGGCAATGTTTGCTGAGTGACGGGCCTTGAATGATTTCTGACGAGCAGTTGGCTTCTTGTCTCCAGTAACGCCTTGCTGTCCGAAACGAATGGTCTTTACTTGGTCTCCGACTTTAGCCACAACTACGTGTGACTTCTTCGGATGGCTTGGAGTTCTCTTCGGTTTATTAAAACCAGATACTCCAGCTCTAGCTAGCCTTGGGTCCTTTTTGTTTGCCATATTCTCCGTACTTTCCTAATACGGCTCGGACTGTGCCGTTCTTATTTAGACGAACTACATAACCATCTTTTATTTGGACTGAGTTAAAACCTCTGTGGGTTTTGTACTTGCCCGACGACATTACTTCTTTTTCTTTTTAGCCATTCCAGCTTCGCTCATAGCGATAGCAACGGCTTGCTTGCGGGACTTAACCATCGGTCCCTTCTTGGAACCTGAATGTAGTTTGCCCTTCTTGAACTCACGCATTACTTTTTCTACTTTTTTAGCAGAGGCTTTCTTCTTCATTACTTGCCCTGCTTTGGTGCTGGCTTGCCAGGTGCGCCTTGTGAGATAGCCTCATAGGTCATAAATGGCTTGTCGTTTGAATCTGATGGATATGGCTGATAGAACTCTGGACGCTCTGAAGCCTTGTACTTATTCTTGTATTGTGCTGGATCTGAGATTGGCATTATTACTCCTTGAAGGATAGTGAGTTTCCATCGAACGCTTGGCTTGCTTCGTTGGAAAGTCTTACTGCTGCATCGATGTCTTTTTGTTTTGTGCTTATTGGCTCAATGCCCTGCTTGACTGCGGAGTAATATGAGTCCAATTCTTTATTGTCTTTTTTCTCTTTGTCTTTATCCCAACCTTGCCTGGTGGGAAAGCACCCTGCAAAGTTAGGCATATTGATTGCTCTAACCATTTCATTTCCGCAGGAAGAGCAAATCTCTTTACGTTCATATTCAGAGTAGGACTTGCTTACCTCTTCTTGTACTTCACAAGTCCGGCAGATGTAGTCGTATCTAGGCATTAGCTTCCTGTTATCGGGGTTACGTAATCGCCGTAACCAGCATCAATAAGAATCTGTGCTGCTGCCTGATTTACGGTGTAGACGTGACCACCAAGATAGTAAGCATCAGCATCAGCCAAATCATCTTGATTTGGTGTGCGGTTCTCAGTAACGGTAGTGCCATTGACGATAAGTGTGACACCTCTACCGATATCTGTGAGGAAGGAACCATTGTAAATAGGACGACCAGCAAGACGAGCGTATGGGTCATACTGAGAACCAGTAATCCAAGTTTCGTTTTGCCAAGGTGTTGTAACCGTGTATTGGGTCATTTCGTCCTTTCTAATGAACTCACCGCCAAGCAGGGTTTCAAGGCCCTGCCTGACAGTCAATCAACTAGGAGATTGATGCAGCAGACTCAATGCGATATAGAGCTGCTTCGCGGAGGCGGTTGAAGCCACCGAAGTAGTACCAACCGATGGTGCGGAAACGACGTAGTGCGTCGATTTCTGGACCGATAACGGTTGAGATGTCTTGTGCCATTGCCTCAGCAAGAGCCTCACGGCCTGCGATGACCGCCTTGTAGACATTGGTTGTTCCGTTTGTAGCAAACGGTACGCGAGGTGTTTCAACAATGAATGCACCTTCGAGAACGCCGACTGCACCAGCGACGAACGGTGTGCGCTCGACGTACTTGGTGAGTTCCTGGAATCCGCCGGTACCTGATTCGGCACGGAGGTCTGCAGATTGACGTGGGTGTAGGTAAGCAGCATAGAGTTCGCCAATGCGAGGAACTGCCTTGTTTGTACGGAGCTGTACAACAGCTTCACGGATGTTAGCAACAGACATAGTATCTGCAGCGGTGATTCCTGAAGTTGTGGTTGCAGTTGTACCTGCGTAGATTACGTTGGTACCTGCAGTGAGAACGGATGCAACAACCTGATCGATTGAGTCAGCAGCGTTGTAAGCGATGATATCTGCAAGAGCAGCATCTACATCGTTGAACGAAGTGAGGTTCAACTTCTTGGTTGTTGTTACGGCAGAGCCGTATTCGTTGAGTGTTACTGTAACCTGTGATGGGTTACCAAGAGCAATGGAGGATACGTCAAGTGTTTCTGTCAAAGTGCTGGTTGCAGCGCTTAGATCTGAGTAGATGGAGAAAACAACTGACGAACCTGGCATTGCTTGCTGTACTGGCTTGACATCAGCAATCGCTCTCATCACTGGGATGGAACGTAGTGCCATACGAACATACTGATCGTATGCTGTTTGCACCAAGTTGCTAATGGTCGTTGCACCAGTTAAACTACCGCCGGGTAGTGCCATTTGCGTTGTGCCTTTCGTTTAGGTTCGGTTAGAGTCCAGACTGTCTAATAACATCATCCAACTCTTCGCGGCTATTAGCATTCATAAGTCGACGCATAATGTCGTCGGCTCCATCAGGTGATGAACCAGAATCAACTGTCTTGGTCATCTTCTGATATTGCTTTGCCTGAGTAGGATCGATATTAGGTGTAGCCTGGTTCGACCCAGTGTCAACACCGAATACATCGGCATATTCACCAAGCCATTTCGATACAGACTCCTCAGTTGGGTCTATATCCTGTGGGATAAATGAAGCTATCTTCGGATTTACCCCGCGACTAGCGAGTGCATCTTTGATTGCTCGTTCTCTGTTTGCTTTAGCAAGTCCCTCATATTGAGCCTTAAGCTCTGCGAGTTCTTTGTCTTTTTGCTTTGTTGCTTTACGCAACTGCTTGACGAGATCTCCACCATCATTAGGTGTATCAAAGTCGTCGTCTTCGTAGTCGTAGTTGGACATAGGTCCTTCTCCCTTGTTAGTTGTTTTCGTAGACCTCATACAGATTCGGGGAATCTCTGTATGGCTTCTACTGCCGGTGTTTATATCTCTCTAACGGGCCGGTAGTTCCGTTAGCAGGTCTAGAATTGGCCTGCGCGTTCGCGGCCTAGTGCGCCACCAGTAAGTCCGGATTGTCCGGCAAAGGCGGCTTGCTCAAGTGAGGTGATTCGTTCGCGCTTACGGCGTTCTTCAGCAGCGCCCGGAACTCCGAAGACTTCTCGTTCTGCGGAAGCCTGGGTGTAAGGACCACCTTCAACTTGCCTCTGATAAATGCTTGATAGTTGCTGTGCTCTTGGTAGGAATCCAGATATTGTTTGGTATCCTTCCTGAGCCTGCTGTCTGGTAATTCCATAACGAGCTAGGTACTGAGCATCAGATTCGTTGGTTGTAAGTCCTGCCTGTACTGCAGCACCACCGATTTCAGCAGCGGTAATCTTACGCTTGATGTCATCAAGTGCTCTATCTGGATCTAGTGAGTATGCCAAGATATCGCCATTAGTAATACCAGGGTAGAAGTTACGTAGTGCAATACCAACTTCAGGGTTAGCATTAACAACTCTGTTGTATGCAGTCTGAATGCGGTCTTCTAGTTCTACTGGCGATACATCTCCAGAGATAAACTTCTCAAATCCTTCTTGACGACCTAGGTCGCCTCGCTTGTAATAAGTCTCAGGCATACCATAGCGGCGCATAACATCTTGATACTGGTCCTCAAGACCGATGTACTCTGCTTCAGATAAGGCGCGTAGACCCTTATTGATACGGGCTTGGTTAGCACCAAAGCGTTGCTTATAGGCAGCGGTATCGCGTAGACGGATTGTAAACTCTGATGGAGATACACCTTCAAGAACCAAGTTCTTTAGCGGGTCTACTAAGGACTCTAAACCGTAGGCTGCCATCTGTTGACGTAGCAAGTTGTAGGCAGATTCTCTTTGTTGGAATCCAGTAAATGCTTCAGTGCCAGGAAGATATGGGTTTTGTATTTGACCGCCTGCTGTCATCCCAGCGCCAGATACAAATGAACCTAAGTTCTGAGTTGTTGTGGATACACCCGTTGGGGTTACAGTTGATCCACTAACTACTTTTTTTACGCCATCGCCACCTTGACTAGCTGCTGTAGTTGACTTGGAATACTGCATCGGTACA